CGTTGTTTTTCCTAAACTGCTTAGGGCCCCGATCACATAAAGCCCCGGGTATAAGTTGCCGTGTTCGTCGAGGTTCTTGAATCCTGTTTTTCGTTCCCTCGCATTTTTAAATTTATCATTGTCAAGCTTAAAACTGTTTTTAAAGTAGTCATGCGCCGATTCTATGGGGGCTAGTTCGCTTTCTTTGTTGTCCGCTGGTAAATCTTCACCCGATTTAGAAAATCGCTCTGAGGGCTGTTTTTTGCCGATTTCAACGCCGTTGATTTTTGTTATTGGTTTTGTGTCATTGTACGGGCTGAAATTTTTCAATACGCGGTCGATCGTTATATTTCCGTACGTGCTGCCACTCTGCGCCCGATCCCATTTCTCGCGCATAAGGCCGCTATCTCTGAAAAGATCGTCCATTTTCGCCGCGTCGCCGTTGGTCCAGTATGCTAAATGCCCGATAAGTGCAAAATCTGCCGCGCTGTGATCGTCATCATAGGCGCCCATATCGCCATTATAAAGCCGCTCTAACTCTTTCCCGTTTTTACTGCCAAACATACGCGCCAATATCTCGACGTTGCTGAGGCTTGATTTTTGAGGCTCTGAGGACGTTCCCCGGCCTTCACCCTGTGGCTTCATGTATTTCTCATGAACCTCGGCGGCCTCTTTCGTGCGCTGCATGATCTTATTCTCGTTTATGAGGGCTTTCCCTGTCACGGTAAAAAAACGGCCACTATCATACATTTCTAACCCGATCCGATCATTTCGGCGGGATCCCGGAGGCAATGCCCCATAAGCTAGAATGTGAACCCCGGTACCGCTTGGGCTTATTTCGGTGTAACTGTTCATAGTCTTTATAATGTCTTTCGCCTCGGGTGTCAGCTCGCCGCCTATAACATGGCCGTCTAAATCAAGCCCGAAAATGTTTTGATCGAATTCGATCCCGATACCGTCGATCGTGCCGCGGTGCGTGACGCCATTGACCGAATACGTCGCGGGTTCTCCGATCGCGTTATACGCTTGATCGAATGTCCCCCACGTCTCGGGCTTGTTCGCTGCCGCCGGGCGGTTCGTCCTCGGATTGATCGGCATTTTACCCCGTTTACCGTTCTCGCGCTCAAAGATGGAAAACCCCACCCATTGACGCAACTCTTTTAATTCTTCGGGAATGTTGTTATAATTCGTCATACATACAACCTCTTTCTTTGTGATCCCACAGGGGGAGAGAATAAAGCACTCAAGAAAGTTCGCCGCTTCCTTGAGTCTTTTTTTTCGTCTTTTTTTTGTGTCTCGAGTGTATTAATAACATGGGGGCGACGTCAAGGGAGCCACCAATGTGTTATATAGTCTATAAAGTCTATATAGTATACAGCGAAAAACTCAAATCGCTGTAACCGTTGGGGCCGTAAGCGTGACGGCACTTTTTTTTTTCGTTTCAATCACCACTTATTCTATTCAAATCACCACTTATTCTATTCTATATCACCACTTGTTCTATTCAAATCACCACTTGTTCTATTCTGAAAACTGTTTTCATAGCGTGATTTTTATCGCTCGCTTGGTTCGGCCGTTGGATAGAATAAGATAGTCATTTATGAATTCGTGTTCTTTCCAGTAGTCCAAAATATCCGTTACAACTTTCATGATTTTACTTTTCTTGTTTCGGATTGTTTTTTCACTCGCAAAGTTTGAAAAGTCGATCAAGTCATAAACATCCTCGAGTAAAATCGTCGGTGTCATTTTACCCTGTGAGAACATTCTTATTTTGCGTTGTAGAAAACCTTGTATAACGATCGTTTCCATATCCTTACGAACGGGGGTATTTAATAGCGTCATGGGGGTCCTGCTGATCCGGCCGCCCTTTCGTCCCTCTAGTTCGGCATAGCGTAATAGGACGGGTTTCTCGAGGATCTCGATCGCGTCCACTCGTTCCCCTTTATGCTCGGCTGTTACCGATCGACTATAAATAATATTTTCCCGGTAAACAACGCCCCGGACTTTCGGATATTTTTCCATGTCCTCGTCTTTCCCCTTAATGTTTACGATCGCCCCGCTGAGTTTAAGAATTGAGTTCAAAATCTTCTCGCGCATGGGTTCGGTCAACTTGGCTTTGGGGTTCGCGGTCATGGTCCTGTAAATCGTCTGCGTTGTCATGACTTTGTTTCCTGCATCGTATAGCGTCATTACCGCGTCATGAACTTCTCTATCTTCCGGCTCAATTTTGCGGCTGATTGAAATATTTTCGTTTTCCCATTGGACGCTGAGGCTCTCGAGGGGCGTCTCGGTCGGCTTATGTTTGTAGCTATCGAACACTAACCCGGTTGCAAAGTCGCTTGTTCTGACATTTTCCTCGGGGTACGTGGTTTTAGTAATGTCGAAGTTTATGACTAGGTTTTCTTTTTTCTCGAGTATGTTTTTCATTAAGATTTCAAAGATAGCTGCATACAGTTCGTTCACGTCGCCGCTATACTCGGATAGGCCGTCTACATGCGACGTAACGATTTTTTTCAGCTCGTAAGGCGTCAACTCGCCTTTGTCGTTTAGCTGCGTCATGTGTTGAAAATACTCGGCAAGATCACTTACAATCAAGCCCGCCACTTCCTCGGTTTGCTTATCGGTCAATGCCATCGCCCCTTTCTCACGTAAATCGGATAATCGCTATATTTTTCAATCTCGGCCGGATCGAGTTCCTCGTTTTTTGCTCTCTCAAGTAGCTCGTACAAATGGGCCGCTTTCTCGGTTTCCTTCGCTGCGTCGAGTGCGTCAAGGTGCCGGACTATCTTCGCGTCCACGGGTCCCCATGTTGCTGAGTTCACAGTGAGGGCCTCCGGGTTGTCTGCTAATCTGTGAATCATGGCGTAAGCGTCGTTATATATTTCATTGACGCTCATATCTCGAAGGGTGCGCTTTTGGGGGTACTCCTCTAGGTATTCGACTTCATTCGCCCATGATTGCCACGCGCCTTCTACCATCCTGAGTTTTCGGCCCTGCGCTAGGCGCTTTTGTGCTTTTATCTTCCTGAGCTTTTCGTTTCGTCTTTCGGCAGCGTGCTCAATGTCTTCATACTCGGTTTTAGTTAAAACGATCATATCGGTTTATCCCCCTTACTAGTAATCTTGTTTACTGGTCCACTTGATTATTTTTAAGTTTGTTTATTACCTCTGTCGAAGACAACCCTAACTTACTAGCAAGTAACTCTAATTGTCCGGTTGTCATGCTCTCGATTGCTGCCTCGTTATCGTCATAGTGATTTTCTAAAAATTCAGTAATCGCCTGATCTATCACGTCTTTAATAAGGCGGCGCTCAAGGTGTGCAAAGTCCTTTAGCTTTTGAAGTTTCAAGGAATCAACGATAAAAGTCGCCCGGATTTCCTCGCCCGTGTTTTTTGAGGGCTGCTCTATCCCCTGTGGTTTCACTAGTTGCCCTAATGGGTCGATCTTTGTCTCACGCTTTTTAGCCATGATTGTTATTCCTCCTGATTCATTATTTCTTTCGCCAATGCCATGTAATCAACTGCGCCATTGCTGTGGGGGCTATAGCTGAAAATGTCTTTCCCGTTGGCGGGTGCCTCTGCTAGGGCTACGTTTTTGCGGATCTTGGTATCAAATACCCGGTTACTAAAGTAATCGCTCACGCTCTCGAGTACATCCTTAGAAAGGTTGGTCCGGTTATCGAACATAGTCATGACTACGCCTGATATTTTAAGTGTGGGGTTTAATAGCTGCGTTATCGTGTTAATCGTATCAATAAGCATAGCTACACCCTTTAGGGCTAAAAATTCAGCCTGTAAAGGTATGATAACCTCGTCGGCAGCCGTGAGGCAATTCATTGTTAAAATGCTCAAGCTCGGCGGGCAATCTATGAGAATGTAATCATAGCCGGGCTTTATTTCGCTTATGCTTTTTCTTAGAATGCTTTCCCGGGCGGGCTTAGATACGAGTTCCATTTCGGCGTTGCTCAATCGGATGTCTGTCGGCAGCACGTCATAAAGGCCGTTCACGTTGTCGAAAATTAGATCCGCTATGTCCTCATTCTTAGTCAATAGCTCATAGGTGGACAAAAAATCATCTATGTTGGCAATGCCTGCGCTGCTCGTTAGATTGCCCTGCGGATCCATATCCACGAGTAACACGCGCCGTTTATTCTTAGCAAGTGCCGCGCCAACGTTTAGGCATGTTGTTGTTTTAGCGACGCCGCCCTTTTGGTTCGCGAATGCGATAACTCTCGTTTTCATGGGCTATAGCTCCTTTTTCGATTGCTGAACGGCTTTCTCGAATGCGCTCGCTATGTTCTCGATCGTTTCCTGGTCCCAATCGCATAGCCATCTTAGTTTACTTTGTTCGGCCTCTGTCAGATCGACATCTTTAAAAAATTTACTGTTTAGCGTGTCAATTCTGCGCTTCGAGGCTGACAATAATGTTTTGTTATAACCGGACGTGTCTTCCCTATGCTTAATCATTTTAGTCTACCCCCTGCGATTACTTTCATGATATGGATCGGGTCTTTGCCTAAAGTTTTGGCTAGTTTTTCCACTTGGTCGACTGTCATTTTCTTAGGGTCTTTTCTCAATAGCCATAGGGTACTTGTCGTTATGCCTAAATCTTCGGCAATCCCCTTTAGTTTCAAATTAGAATCGGCAAGCATTTTTTCAAACTCGCTATTTTTGTCTATTTCCATCGTGTTCTCGCCCCTTTTTATTTTATGAATTTAGTATAACACTTAATATCTTAAATATCAAATGATTATATCAAAAAAATAAAAAGAATAAAGAGGTGTATTTCTACACCCCTGTGATTGCTTACGGTATTCTATCCCAAATGAGTGGGTAATTTCCGGAGGCGTAAACTTTTAGCTCACCCGTCCGGCCGTCGTAATCGTCTACGTTCGTAATGTCATACTCAACGCCCTTGAAAAGGATCCGATCGACATTAGTCAGCTCGAAGCGCGGCTTATTGATAATAAATAAATAGTTCCGCTTCCCGTTCTCGGCTATGCCTGCTAAATATTGCTCGTTCCCGCTCAAGTGCCGGACATAGGCCCACGCCCCTGTTTTTACTGCGATATGCTCCTCTGTTTTTGGATCAAATAGCAGAATATCAATTTTTTTGTCTTTTAAGAATTTTCCCATGTTTACCACTCCTTATAGGTTTCTGAATTCGCTGTAATGCTCATGCAATCCGACATAGCTATCTAACAATGAGGCTGTGCCGTCAATCCTGTTTTTCGCGGATAATGCTTTCACTGGGGTAATATTGCCGTTTCGATCGGTAACGATCCCTGTGTTAGTAAGGCACCACTTTAAAATAGGGTTGTTGTTGTAGTTGATCCGCTTAGCCTTGAGGTCTTGTCCTAGGTTCTGCATTGGTAAGCTGAGCGTTTTCGCCCCTTGCCGTGTCTGAATCATTCTAAAGCCGTAACCTTCCATCTCCTCGACGAAGTAGCTCGCGCTATAGCTATCGTAATACACCCATGCCACGTTGATACCCTGATCCCGGACCATTTCAACGAACCACGCCGTTACGTCGCTGTTACTGATCTTATTGCCTCGGCATAGCCTTAATAGGCCTTGTTCAAGCCATTTATCATAAGGGATCTTATCGGCCTTTACACGCTCCTCAAAGTTCGCCTCGGGCAGCCAATACATTTGATGAACACAATACTTATCAGCCTCTTTGTCGAACAATAACAAGGTTGCGGAAGTCAAGTCCGTCGTGAGGGAAAGATCGACGCCGCCGATCGCGTATTTCTTTCGGAAGGCGGACAGCTCGAAAGTCTCCTCGTTGTTGATGTCGTCGAATGTGAGCCACGCGGTCGATCGGGTTCCCCTGATATTGAAGTCTTTAACCAGTATGCCGTTTAAGTCCACAGGATTGTTTTTTGCCCGTTCCACTTTGTCGCGTAAGCTCGCTAATTTCTTGATGGATCCTAAACCGGGGTTCGCTTTCTTCCATGCCTTTTCTCGGCGCCATTCCTTTTTATCGTCCAGTTCGTAAATGATCGGGAGAAAGTGCGGATCGGTGAAAGTGCCCTTGAGAATGTTTTCGGCATAATTGTAAATGTCGTCAAAGATACATTCCCGGATAGTTCCGGCCGTGGTAATCATGAGTAGTAACGGCTGCCGCCGGGCGCTCTGTGATTGTTTCATAACCTCGTAAAGGTTCCGATCTTTTACCCCGTGCAGCTCGTCCATGATAACGCCGTGAGCGTTCAAGCCGTCGAGGGTGTCGCTGTTCTTCCCAAGGGCTTGAAGTTTGCCCATTGATCCGGGAAAATACAGATCGCTTTTTCTTTTCTTGAGAATTTCCCGCAATTCCGGGGACTGCTGCACCATGTTATAAACTTCATCAAAAATCAATTTAGATTGATCTTTCTTAGTTGCCACCGTGTAAAGCTCGGCGCCGGGTTCGTTGTCGGCCACTAGCAAATACAAGGCTATGCCTGCTAACATGGTACTTTTTCCATTTTTACGCCCGATCATGAATAAACTTTCTGTGTACTTCCTGAAGCCCGTCTCTGCGTCGATAAAGCCAAATAGGGCGCTTATATACGCTTTTTGGAATAGGTCAAGCCTTAGCGGCCGCCCCGCCCATTCGCCTTTACTGTGCTTACAGAATTGCTCAATAAATCGAATCGGCTTAGTGGCTCGCTTTACGTCGAAGATATAGCCGTCTTTGGGGTTCTGAATGTCGTCCACAAGAATGGCGTACTGCGTCCGAACTTTTGCGGACACGACTTCCCGGCCGCTCTCGATCTCGTTCCAATACTTGAGAATGTAATTAGTCGTTTTGGATAAAGTCATAGATCGAGTTCACCTTCCCTTTTCCTTCGTTCTCCTCCTTCGGGATAAGGTCCATCAGTTGCTTATACAGTAAGCTGTATCGCTGAATGGTCGTGTTATAAACTTTCATGGCCGGGCTTTCCCGTCTCATTTCCTGCTTTCCATTTTTGAACAATTCGACGGCCCCGTTTTCGTCTATCTCGCTGCGTAAGTCGTCGAGGGTCCGCAGCATGAAAGCAAGCTCATTCGCTAGGCTCTTAGCTATTGGTTGCTTTTCTTTAGGTACTTGCTTAACGATCTTGTTTAATTCCCGTCTATGGACATCTATCGCCATTGTATCGGCTCCTTTCCTTAGGTTTTTGTATATCCCCCCCTCATTCGAGAAAATCAAGGGAGAGGAATTTTTACCCCCTTACACCGATCTCCCAAACCTCAAAAAAGTTGAGCGACACGGGGGGGATTATCTCGCTATATTTAGATATTTCGCGTATTTATTTAATAAAATAGCCCCGTATAGCTTAGGTTTTAACCGATACTCACGGCTTAACATAGCTACACAGGGCTTATTTTGCGGATAACCTTGAGGCTATAACCCGCTTAATTACTATAACTAGTGTACGTTTCGTTGTTTGTCAGTAAAAAGGCTTCTGGGACCGTGAATTATTGACAATCACAACACCCACAACGGGCGTGGTTGGTGCTCTTAATGCCTTCGAACAAGACTTGACATTGTTCCGTGCAATCGAGCGCGAATACGTAACGGTTCGCGACACTTAACTCATGAAAATCGGCCGTGATCCGATTGAAACGAGTGTGTCACTCCTTTCGTTATAATATTTATCGCGCACGCAAGCCGCGGCCATGAATAAGAGGGATGAGAGGCCCTACGAGAGAATAGCCGCGCTTTTTCACTGGACCATGAGGCCACAGGGAGAAAGAAAGATACTCGCGCATTTTCCACTACGCTTTTTCTTTTGTTTGCGTGAACGGCAAATATTACAACTGAATCAAATTGCCGTTGCTGTCGAAGCATAGGCCCGGCGCGGTTATTGGTTTCGCGTGGTGTTCTATGTTGTGACAGTCCTGGCATAGACATTCTAGGTTATCCCAATTCAGTGTGATATTTAGATCCATAATGTTTTGGGGCGTGATATAGGTCTTATGGTGCGCAATCCGCGCCGGGTTCTCACAGCGCTCACAGATATAGTTTTTTGACTGCATGAAAGCTTGTCTCGTTCGTTTCCATTCTTTACTGTTGTAAAACGGCTCGGCATACTCTTTGGCCACATATCCCCGCCCCCTTTCATTATGTTAATGATTCGTTGCTTTTATTGTTTTCAGCAAGGTATCAATCGTTCGTTGTAGTTTCTCCGCGTCCATGCCGTCCGGGTTATACCATGACTGTAGTATGAACTTGGCCGCGGTTTTTTGTAGCGGTGTCGGATCGGTGTCCAGTTGTGAAGCGTCTACCCCGGTAACAATAGACATGTATTCCGGGATAGCTTTCACCAATTCGACGCCTATGAAATAGTTCTCCGATTCGCTCGAATCTAATCGCAGCGAATCAAATATATCTTTACTATCAAGAATCATGAGGCGGCCACCTTTCTAGGTTAGGCGGTTGCTTTAACCACTTTTACAAATGCCTCGCCAACGATCGGCTTAGTGTCGGCAATCGCCAACGCGCGATAATCAATCAAGCCGGACTTGAAGGAAGATTCTCGAGAGGTCTCGATCACAATACCACCCGGCAAGTTGTAACCTAAATAGCTAAAGTTCCCAAAGAAAATTTCGTGATCGTCTAGGTTGTCGTCGATAACAACGTCGAAAGTTAAGATTTTACCGATTGATTCACCTTTAGGATCTTGAAGGAAAATCGGGCGTTTCGTGTCGTCAAGCATGCCATAGAATACGCTATACAATGTTTTGTTGTTCATGGCCCATTTAGCGCCCTTAGCATAGCCACGTTTCAACATTCCGACAACCGTCGCCACGTCTGCAAAGTCCATAGTGTCAGCAAGTGCAACCGTTAATAGGTTCGTGCCTTCTACCCATGAAATACCCGCATTTAAGCCCGTTCCCTGCGCTTCGCCTGATCCGTTCACTAATGCGTCGGCAATGGCCTCCATAACGCAATTTGTAAGCTCGTCCACGAGGTAAGCCTCGAAAGCTGCGATACTAGTCGTTTTAGTAGCTGCGGACATTGAGAAAATCTTGATAATTTCGTAATTTTTGAAAATAACGCTCGCTGTAGTCGCTTTTTCGCTTTCTACGGCTGCGCCTTCGACGTGCCATGAGGCTTTGGCGCTTGGTGTGCCCACAGGGATAGCGATATTACTCGGCATTGCAAAGTTGCGGGCCTCGGCCATAATTCCGCCCATTGTACGCGCCTTTTTAATGACTTCGTTCAATGTTGCGGTTGGAATGACTGCGGCGCTGTCCGTCACGGTGTTAAAAGCGTCGGCGCGGTGTTCTGCTGCCTGCACTTCTTGGGCACGGGTGAAAGCTGCCTCCTCGATCGCTGTCAATGGCTGACTTAATAGCTTTTTGTAGAATGCGCTGCGATATTCAGCACTTGCAAAGACATCGCCCTCGGTTGCCTCGGTGCTGCCGCGTCTCTCGAAGTTTGCGCCTGTTACGGGATTGAATGCGCTGCGTTGTGTTGGCTCGGCTTTGTCCTCAAGGTTCGCTTTTGCCTGCTGTAAACCTGTGATTTCAACATTAATCGAAGTAATATCGGCGTTCGGGTCCGTTTCGATCGTCCCCTTTAATTCTGCTGCGCGTGTTTCGATCTCGCTCATTGTTTTGCCTCTGTAATAATTAAATGCTTCGGCTACGGTTGTAAATTTCATATTGTTTGATCTCCTTTGTATAATATTTTGTTTAGTGCAATCATTGCCGCCTCGCGTTGGGGGCTTTTTATTTCCTGCATTGCTGCCCGGGCCTCAACGCTTGTTTGAGGGTATGCCGGGAAAGGTACGACGCTAACCTCATAGATTTTTTCTATACGGTTGATCGTTCGGGTGTTCGTCGCGCGGTCATAAGTGAAACCGCCCGGGGGTACTTTAAACGCAAAGCTCATACCGGATAAGTCGCCGCGTTCTACTGCCGTATAAACGCTTTTCGCGTCCGCTGTATCTGCCAATACCGCGCGCATTTCAACGCCCTCATTCGTAATATTGAGCTTCATTGTCTTGGGGGTCCTCGCTAATGGTATTTTTGATAAATCGTGATTATACAATAGGCGGGAATCGGACAAGGCCGCCCCATCTAATGCGCCACGCTTGATAATTTCCGTATACGTCCCGCTTTTGTCGTTTATAACGGTCGGTGTATCGAATACTATCGGCATACCATATAAAACTAGTTCCTCCTGTGGCTCTGCCGTGCCACTGTCTCGCCTCTCGGCTTTAAGATCCGCTAATCTAATTTCTTTCACTCGGGTTCACCGTCCTCTTTAGGTGTTTTCACAGGGTTGGTTTTGCTGTTTAGTTGGTAATCGGCTGCTAGTGCCTGATCGACGTAATTCAATGACTGAATGCGTCTATCGCCATTTTCCACGCTAGGCAAGTTCAAGATTTCAAGCGCCTGATTGACTGTAAGCAAGCCCATAGGCATGATTTCTTTCAGCAATTCAACTTTTGATTGATTGCTAGTGAACTGTAGGCGGCCACTCTCGAATAAAATCGAGTTTCCAAAGGCCTGCTCGCGTTCGGTGAAAATCTTCCTGGTAAATTCGAGACTTAGCTGTAACGCAATCGGTTCAATGGTACTTTCATAAAAGGCCGCCCATTGATCTTCGTTGTAGCTGCTGCTTACGATCGGCTCCGTCACGCCCAAATAGTTGTAAATCTTGTCTCTTGTAGCCTTTACAAGCTCCGAATCAATAACATAAGGCTTGTTTTCGATCGGGACGTACTCGACTGAATTATCTACGGCAGCGACGCCCCCGCTGTTTTCCAGTTGCATGTAATCGGCCATAAATGCGTCACGTTTCTCTTTTAGAATCTCCTCATTGAGAATATTCTTAAAAGTTAAAAGCCCCCGAATGGTAACGCCTGTTTTGATCCCCGTTACAAGCCCCTGATTTTGCGTGTGAGCCAATTCCAACGCGGCATTGATCGCGCTGTTATCGTCCCCTAGTAGATCGTTGTCGTTAAAATTCCGCTTAATGTGAATAATATCGCTGTACGGCAATAAATGTTTTTTGCCATTCATGAAAGAAAACTCACAGTACAGATTACCGATCGGATCGGCTAGGAAGTCGGCGGACGTTGCCCGGATCGGGAAAATTCCGGTTATTTCGCCCCGGTCGTCTCGGTTAATGAATGCAAAGGCGTTGTTATACAAGTAATAATGTGTCACTAACTTATAAAGTAAGTCGTAAGCGTTCATGTATGGGTTAGGCTGTACCTGCAATATACGATTTAAACGGCTATCACCGGGAAAGCGTTCGTTTCCGCTATACGTGACAACGTGTGAGGGCTTTAACTTCCCAGCGTTCCGCGCCACCGCGTCAACGGCGCCCCGATAAATGTCATTAGAATACGCGTCGCCGCTCCACGCCGTAAAACGGGTATTAGATCCCATCATTTCAACGCGTTCGGTCTTCGGTTCGGGTGCCGGGCGGTTAAAAATCTTACTGAATATATTCAAAGTTTCACCTCCTTGTTATTAGTTTACTAGTAACAATGTTTACTTGTTTACTAGGTTTACTATGACACAAGTTTACATAATTACTAGGTTATTGTCAAACTAATAATATTGTTTACTCGGTAATTTCACAAGGGGGCATTTTGTCCTAAAAAGCTTTTATAGCAACGTTTCACGAAAACCACCGTTTTAGCAGAAAAATAGCCACTTTGTGAAAACGCCCTGTATCAACCTTTTTCAGAAAATACTACTCGGCATAAGATGAATTATGTAAACTAAAAAACCCCCTCGATCTGAGGGGGCCGCGCTTATATTAATTTAAGTGTGCTGCTATCGTCCTGAGTGGCTGCCTCGCCGTCCTCGGATTGAATTCGCTTGAATACACGCAACGGCTCAAAATAGTCATACTGCGCATAATAATCAAAATTAATACTGAAGTCTTGACCGAACCGATTTTTGAGGCATACCAGTTGGATCTGCCGCGGTACCTGCCGTTTCGCTTTGTTGATCGCCTCACGGCGTTTCGCTGTCGTGTTGCTTTTGCCGTCGGTGGTGAACAATGGATCATTCAAACAATGATATTGCAGCCCCCAAATGACGTCAGCCGTGTACTCAATGCCGCCCGATTCCTTGAAGCTCTCGAAGCTGATCGGGGTTAGGTAGTTCGCCCGGTTCACGCTCGATATTAGAAATACGGTCAAATCGTGATTCCGTTGTAAGACTTTAAACCCTCGGACGTGTCTATCTGCTTTTTCCTTATCGCTGAGGCGTGGCTCGATTGAAGGAATGATCTGCAAATAGTCCACTATGACAACGGGGCTGATCCCCTTTTCTTTTATGAACTCCTCGACGGTTTCCTTGATACTGTCGAAAGTCGTCTCGAAGTTGCATTCTTGTATATACACATTCGCATTGAATTTCATGTAATTTTTATACGCCGTGTTGATCGTTTTGCTTCGCTTTCCGCTGCGGATCTCGATCGCGCTCGCTAGTTCGCTGCGATTGCTAGGGGACAACTTGAAAGCCTCGCGGGCTATTGATTTAGTACCGATTTCAAACATTGACTGCTCAAGGCTGAAAAATAGGACGGTCTCGCCCTGCTCGGCTAGTTGGTCCGCTAGTTGGTGCGTGAACGTTGTTTTTCCTAAACTGCTTAGGGCCCCGATCACATAAAGCCCCGGGTATAAGTTGCCGTGTTCGTCGAGGTTCTT